CCCGTACCGGGCGCTTCCAGCCAGTTTTATCAAAAAGATACAAACTAAACACCTAATTGACAACTATAGACCCTATACTCCGGCCCGCTTTTTGGCCGGAGTAACACCGGGACTACGTATTTAGCTCTGGGAGTTGTGTTTGTTGCCGCAGACGGGCAGCATCGGGGCTGCGCCCGATGATAGTATTGTGTATACTTGATGCATGACTAAGAAAGTACCCCAAAGACGTAACAAGTTAGCAGGCACTGGCAAGCCAGCATCAGCCGAGAAGAAGGCTTATGATACGAAGTACCATGCGACTGCTAAGCGTAAGAAGTACAGAGCCGAACTTAATAAATCTAATAAACAATCACCTAATAAAAAAGGTGAAGACAAATCACACACCAAGAGTGGGAAACTAGTTAACGAAAAGCGTGGTAGCAACCGCGCCAGGCAGGGCAAGGGCGGACGAAGCACCAAGAAGTAAGCACATCGCTGCCGCGATGATAGTATTCACACCCCATATAGCTCCCGCTCGAAGCCACAGGTGCCGGGTCGGTACGCTTTAGCCCCGCAGCGAAGCGAGGAGCGTGCGAGCGGTAGCGAGCTAAACATGTCGCTGCGAAGCAGCTCCTTGTGCCTGGCGCTAGAACAAGCACCGTGCCTGGTCGCTAGACCAAGCACGGTGCTGTGTATCATGGCTCAAAGTCTTCGAGCTTCTTGAGCTCGGTGACTACGGCTTTGATGAAGGTGGCAATGCCTTCGGGTGCTTCGGACAGAAGCTTGAACGCTTCGCGAGCGACAGTCATGTCGGTCTCGATGACGCGGGTTGTGGTAATGCGGATCTTACCTATTGGCACTTTCTTAAACACGGGGTGTACTCCTGTGTGAGTGGCGGGATGATAGTATTTACAGCGTACATGCTGGTGCGAAGTGACACGCGAATGCAGCAAACACTGAGCTGACTGCAAGGACGAATGTCGTGAACACAACAGCTGCAACAACAGCTTTGAGTGTGTCGAGCAGCACTGATTCAACAGTAGCTGAACGTGGGACGAGCATTTTGCGACGCAGGATGTTGGTGCGTTTTAGTCGATGACTCATGATGGGCTCCGGATGATAGTAAATGTAGTGGACGGCGAACTATGTTCGCCGTCCACGCATATGCGCTACTTGTCTTCGCGCTTGGCTTCAAGAATGCCCATCTTGATTTCGTGGGCGGTGTCGAGAGCAATACGCTTGATGTTACGTGCTGCTGCTTTGGGCTGACGGAAGGCGAAGATTGCCGTTCGTGCAGTGCGTGTCGCGAACCGGCGACGGCGGGATGCCTTGGTGTTGGCGTCTGACATGATGATAGTACTCCAGTAGGTGGCTGCACTAACGAGTGCACGGTGTATGTAGCGGTCAACTCAGTTGACTACCAGTGCCAGCATGCGTTCCTGCTAGTGCAGCCTGTTAAAGTTAGGAAGCTTCGGCATCCTTCCGAGCTTTCCAAGTGTCGAACTCTTCGCCGCAAGGGAAGAAGCCGTTGGGTTCATCAGCGAAGTGCTGACGCCAGTACTCCATGCTGATGACAGCGACAGAGCTGAAGAGCTCAGCACGTGCTTCGGCAAGTTCAACCGACTTGAAGCGCTCGGTGCCGACCAGCGTTTGCTTGTCGCTCCAAAGTATGAAAAGCATACTCATTCCGAGTATGTCCGTGTAGATCTCGATCTTGCGATCGCCGAGCCTGCGGGTTTGTCCGCTCATGGTATAATCTCCAATCAACGTATTAAGCCTGATTGCCTAATACACCTGACCGCCCTTTACAGCGCATCGCTTTTTATGCGCTGTTGCTTTGCTCTTCGCGAGCGGTAGCGAGCGTTACATGCCCCGAGCGAAGCGAGGCCGTAGCCCTGTGGTACCATGGGTCCCATACAAGGATCGTTAATCTAGAGGCGAAGGCGAATCCGAAGTGGGGCTCTTTCTTTCAGAACTTATGGAGAGACCCTGCACGCGGACAAGGATCTAATTTTTCGAGTGGAGAACTAAACTATGATCTTAGTACGTAATACTTGCTGTAAATGTAGCTACGTTTGGGAGGACTTTGCTGGTGCTAAAAAGGTGTTGTGTCCTAAATGCAAGAGTTGGTACCGGGTAGCTAAGAAACTATGAAATTCTTTTGTAAAAATTGCAACAAGGTTTTTACCAAGCCCTGTAAGTGTCGTTGGAGAATATGCCCGAGGTGCGGAAAGATATGTCCACAGAAAAAATAGCTGTAATTACACGTACGAGTTACGTGGCTAAAGAGTTAGTTCTACCCGAAGGTTTCGTCGCTTTTGGCCTTTTCGCATCTGTTTGCGGTCAAGGTTTCGACGACATACATATTATGTTCCTACCAGAAACTCCTAAGGAGCTCTCGATAATTATGAGCGCCTGGCATACAAGGCTTCTTCCTGGTGGTGGCGAAGGTTTCAAGGCTTGGCAGAGGTATGTTAATTGCTTAGGTTCACGTGCATAGATTGTAGACGGAGTAAACCCGTTTTCCAGCACGGTCGTGCTGGTAGGTGCACTATATGTACAAAAATTTTTTATGACAGAAATCGTCCTCCACCCTCCGCCGACCGCCGCTCCCAGGATCGTCGGCGTAAGCGTGAAATCCCCAAATCCCTGTTGAGGTGTAGGGATATGTGGTATAAAGTATCAACGTACCCCGGCCTACATAGGCCGGAGTGGGTAGCTTTTGAGGATATGCTGCCTATATACGAACGAGCTGAAGAGATTGGCGGTGTAGTTCGTCACATCATTCCATTGAAAAAGGATCCTGACGTATGCGGTCTGCACTGTCCCAAGAACTTATACATACAAGTGAAGAGTCGCGGACCCTGCCCGACAGACCAGATCTGAGTGACAAGCAGATAGATTTTTTGCAGGTGTATACAAGTAATCCGTTTATCCCCCTTAGAGAAATATGCAAGCAGACTGGTATCCTCCCCCGGACCGTCAGGGGCTGGAAAAAGAAATCTGCTAATTTTCAGAAGGCACTTCTTAAAGAACAGAATCGTTCCCAAGCCGTCAGTAATATGTCGCGTAAGCGGGTCATGCGCGGGATGCTGGAGGCGGTGGATATGGCCCGAGACATGCGCCAGCCGAATACCATGATAACGGGCATGAAAGAGATTGGACGCATGTGCGGGTTCTACGAACCAGAACGCAGGGAAATAGTTATCAGTCAAAATCACGCGACCATGCTTAAGGAAATTAAAACGCTTTCACGCGAGGATCTCTTGGCGTTAGCGCAGAAACAGGACGATGAGGATCCCATCGTTCCCGAAATATACGACGATGAAGGAGTCATAGAACATGAAAGTGAAGATAGCGAAGATTTGCCTTGAGATTGACGGCAAGAAGATTGAGCTTACTTTAAAGCAGGCGCAGCAGTTGAAAGATGTGCTGAACGATACGTTTGGCGAGACGGTTACGGAGTATATTTACCCGTATCATGCGTATCCGTACTCTACCACGACATTTACTACCACCACCCAGCCCACCGTCACCCGGCCGCAGATATGGTGTAATGCTGGCGATACATACGCCATGAGTGCTGCGAATATATCGGGTGAACTTAACAGCAGTGGGACGATGACGCTTGCTCTCAACGGCTAAACACAACGCGTATCTGCAGGAGCTCTATCGTAGAGAGCTGTTGAAGCGCGATTTGCTGGAGTTTACCAAGGAGATCGAAGGGCCCAACTACATGGCTGGCTGGGTCCATCGGGATATCTGTCATCGGCTGGAAAAGTTCTCCCAGGCCGTAATAAATCAGCAGTCTCCGCGTTTAATGTTGTTGATGCCGCCGCGACACGGGAAAAGTATCCTGGCCAGCCAGGTTTTCCCTTCCTGGCACCTCGGGTTGCAGCCAAGTCATGAAATTATCAATGTTGGATACAATCTAGACCTTCCAACTCGATTCTCACGCAGAGTGAGGGATATTCTCGCACAGCCGGAATATCATGCAATTTTCCCGGACACACAGTTAGATCCTAAATCTCAGGGCGTTGAAGCCTGGTTGACCAGTTCCAGAGGTGGTTTTACCGCTGCCGGACGTGGTGGTGGTATCACCGGTAAGGGTGCGCACGTACTTATTGTCGACGACCCCATAAAAAACATGGAAGAGGCGGATAATTTTGACATCCGTGAGAAATTGGAGGATTGGTACTTCTCCACAGCCTATACGCGCTTGGCCCCTGGTGGCGGCGTGCTTATTATCGAGACGATGTGGCACGACGACGACCTCGCTGGACGGCTACTCACTAAGATGGACACCGAGCCGGACGCGGAGCAGTTTGAGGTTATAAGGTATCCGGCCATCAGTACGAAGTACGAGTATCGGGACACCACCACCCAGGTTATGCAGTACTCCGACACCCAGTTGAAGGATAAAACCCTAGAGTTGCTACGGCCGCCGGGCGAGGCGCTCCACTCCGAGCGTTATCCGCTCGAGTTTCTTACACGGGTGAGGAATAACGCCCCGGCACGAGTCTGGTCAGCGCTGTATCAACAGGATCCTGTGCCTGAGGAAGGTCTGGTTTTCTCGCGTGATATGTTCCACTACGCCCCATCTATACCGTCGAAGTCGAATAAGCGGTACTACATCGCGTGGGATTTTGCCATCAGCGAAAAACAGAGGGCGGATTACACCGTTGGCGTCTGCCTGATGCAGGATGAGAACGATAACCTGTATTTGGTTGACTTGGTACGTTTTCAGGCTGGAACTGAGCGTATTACTGACGAATTTATTAATATGATCAAGCGTTGGTCCGGGATTTCCGGTTCTACTCTGAATTTGGGGGTTGAGGACGGGCAGATTTGGAAAGCGATTAAGTCTACGTTGATGCAGCGGATGAAAGAAGAGAAGGCGTATGTAGCAATTGAAGTGTTACAGGCGATCTCAGATAAACAGTCACGTGCTACGGCATTACAGGGCCGGATGGAGCACGGACGTTTCTGGTTTATCGCCGGCAAGCCGTATAATAAAGAAGCTGAGCGCGAGCTACAGCGATTCCCAGCAGGTAGGAACGATGATATAGTAGATGCCATCTCCTGGGCCGTACGACTAGCTACCGGCAAGAAACCCCGACGAGCTCCCGTAGCTAAGAAAATTAAGTCATGGAAGGATGAACTTAACAAACACTTGGGGCACGGTACCACCGGCAGCGGACACATGTCTGCCTAGATTTTGGAGCCACAACCTATAGGAGATTTTAAGATGAGTAGAGGTAGATATTCAGACAGATATACAGACCCAAGCGCAGGAGTTCCCCCTGTCTACCCGACCGGCGCTGCCCAGGCTATTACTGGTGCAGGAGCTGTAACGATCACGGAAGTATTAACCAAGTTCACAAGTGACGGCGCTGCACAAGCGCTGACTTTGGCTGATGGACATACCGTTGGGCAGATTAAGACGGTAGTACATTATGTTGATGGCGGCAGTGGCGTTCTTACTCCGGCCAACTTCGTAGATGGTGCAACAGTTACGTTCACAGTTCTGGGCGAATCCTGGACTGGAATGTGGACGGCAGCAGGTTGGACGACTGTAGCTGAAAGTGCTGGCATCGTTGGAACGGCATTTCCTGCAACTGCATAAGGAGTAACTCATGGCTAATGTGAAAACATTGATTGCCGCTGTTGTTGCTACTGATGCTACAAAACGAGTGTTTACTCTATCTGCAAATCAGTTTAAGCACGGTTCAACTCCTGCTCTACGGTCTACGGGCTGCGGAGTAGGAGACGATATAATTTTGTGGGTCTACGTAGCCGCTGGCTGGGTTAGCTTAGGATCGGTATTGGATGATGTCACTGAGACATATGCCATTTCCACCATGGGCGAATACGCAGTCACTACTACGATGGGAACAGCAGGCCCTGTATCTTGTGAGCTACACTGTTACGCTGCAGCGTAATTATAGCGCCCCTTATTATAGGGGCGCTTTTCTTTCTTATTAAGGACAGAACATGAAACAGCAGGTTGCACTGGAAACATGGTGGAGATACCAATATCTTCGTGACAATGGCCACCTTAAGTTCGTTAAGAAGTTCAACGAGTGCGATCAGTTTTTTGCTGGCGATCAGTGGGACCTCGAAGATAAAGCCCGTCTGGATAACGAAGATCGCCCAGCACTGACAATCAATAAAATTCTCGCAACTATCGCCAGTATCACCGGCGAGCAGATATTTAACCGTACTGAGATCAGTTTCCGCCCGCGTAGAGCTGGCGCAACGGAAGATACGGCTACAGCCCTTACCCGCGTGTTCATGCAGATCAGTGATAACAACCAACTTCCGTGGGTACGTACCGACGTATATATGGACGGACTTATTGGTTCTCGTGGTTTCTACGATGTACGGCTTGGTTTCTCCGATTCCATGCAGGGCGAAGCCCGTGTCCGACAGTTGAATCCTAAAAACGTACTGATTGATGCAGATGCCAGTACCTATGACCCTAACGAGTGGAACGATGTCATTATCACCAAGTGGCTGACCCTGGATGAGGTAGAACTGACGCATGGTAAGAAGTGGCGTAAGAAGTTAGAAGGTAGTGCTACCGATATATCCATGTACGAGTATGACCAGCAGGACTGGGACGAAGATTCGTTTGGTACCTCGGAAAACAACATCAATTTCCTGAATGTTGATAACCAGCCGGTTATGAAGGTGGTACGTGTTCTGGAACGTCAGCATAAACAGCTCGATCGTCGGGAACACCTGGTCAACATGCTGACCGGCGACATTCGCGAGGTTCCTGCAGATTGGTCGAAGGCCGAGCTTACTAGTTTTGTTATGGAGAATGAAGAGTACGACACCATTATGAAGGTGGCTCCCCGTATCCGCTGGACAGTCTGTGCCGGTATGGAAGTTCTGCACGATGACTGGTCCCCATACAAATATTTTACTGTCGTACCGTTTTTCCCCTATTTCCGTCGTGGTAAGACCATTGGTATTGTAGAGAACCTGCTTGATCCGCAACGACTGGTGAATAAGGTGAGCTCCCAGGAGTTACATGTTGTTAACACAACTGCGAACTCAGGTTGGATTGTGAAGGGCGGTTCCCTGCAGAACATGACCATTGGCGAGCTTGAAGATCGAGGCGCGAAGACTGGTCTGGTCATGGAGATGGATGAAACGGCTGACGCGGTAAAGATTACGCCGAATCAGGTTCCTACTGGCCTTGAACGCATTGCGTACAAGGCCGAAGAGCATATCAAGACTATTTCAGGTCAGCCGGATGCGAATACCGGTTTTGCCAGAGAAGATGTTTCTGCTAAAGCACTAAAAGCGAATCAGACCAATGCAAGTGCGAACTTTGCCATCGTGCAGGACAACCTGGCGCGTACGGACCACTACCTCGCACGAGCATTGTTGCATCTGGTGCAGACTTATTACACCGAAGAGCGTTTGATCTTCATAACCACTGATCCGCTGCGTAAGCAGACTGAAGAGATCAAGGTTAACGAAGTCTCGCCAGAGGGCGAAATCATTAATGATTTGATGCTTGGTGAGTACGATATCGTAGTGACAAATCAGCCTGAAAGGGATACACTTGAAGATAGCACTTTTGCCCAATCGGTCGAAATGCGTAAGGAGCTGAACATACCGATACCTGACTCCGTACTTATTAAAGCAAGCCGTTTGACGAATAAAGCGGAGATTGTCCAAGCTATTGAAGACCAACAAAACAGTCCTGAAGCGCAACAAGCCAAGCAGATCGAGCAGGCTGATAAAATGGCCGACGTTAGAGTCAAGGAATCTGATGCGGCCAGGAATATGGCTGATGCGCAAGTCAAGAGTATCAAGGGAGCGCAGGACAGGCTTAATCTGCAGACGCCTATTTCCCCAGAAGTGCAGTTACGTGTTAAAGCGGACCTCGCGAAAGCGAAGTACGAGACGGACGAGAAATACAAGTTCGAGCGCGATAAGTTAAACCACCCATCACAAAACAAGCCGGAGCCTAAAAATGTCAAAGACAAGTGAAGAACTGAAAGCTGAAGCAATCGCTAGAGGCGATATTGTAGACGAAGTTGAGGAAGAAGAAGAAGACGAGGAAGAAGACGAGGAAGAAGAAGAAGTCGTCGAGGAAGAAGAAGTCGTCGAGGAAGAAGAAGAAGACGACGAGCCCGGCGAGGACCCGGACGAAGAAATCCAGGTTCCTAAGGCACGTTTTGACCAGGCCCAGAAAGCTGCTCGTAAACGCCAGCGTGAACTTGAAGCGCGTATCGCGCAGATGGAGAGAGCGCAGGAAAGTGAGACAGTAGAATCAGATATTTCTACGTTGCAGACGGAGATAGAGGAGCTTGAGGATAAGCACGAGAACGATCTTCTGGAAGGCAATCTTGAAGAAGCTAAAGCTGCCCGCAGGTCACTGGCCACCAAGCGCGACGCGCTTTTGGATTTGCGCATTGCTGAAAAGAGCAATGCCGTAGGCGAAGCTGCTATCCAGCAGATGCGTTATGATGCGCAGCTCGCTCAGCAGGAAGCCGCGCATCCTAGTATGAACCCGGACGCGGTGGAATTTGATCAGGAAGTAGCGAACGAGGTCTCAGTCCTGATGAATTCATTCCAGGCTGGTGGTTTTAACATGGTGGCTTCGCTGAACAAAGCCGTCCACTATGTACTTGGCAATGGCGATCCAGCACCCGGTACAACTGATACGGACATCATCCGTACAGAACGTGCGAAAAAAGCTCGTAAAAAAGCGCTGGAAACAATTAAAAAGACCCCTAGTGATTTGAACGATGTAGGGCGTAACTCTGACAAAGCCGGTCGCGACGACGGCCTGCCTGATCCGTTGAAGATGACCCAGAAGCAGTTTGACAAGCTTACCGAGAAACAGCTTGCTGCATTACGCGAAGACAAGATGACACACTAATGGGCGTCACATACAACAGCCTTACGCAGAATATGCTCAACGGGCATGACGATATGTTAGATGCGATGTCACAAATTACCGGCGCTACGCAAACTGCCACCGACATAAATTACCAAAAGCAGGCTATGGACCAACTGTCCTCATATTATAAGAACAGACTGGATAGCCTGGCTTATGATGCTATGAACCACCAGACCGCGAAGGAGGAAGACTTCGAGGTACTACGTGACTTCTTAGTTGACATGTGCGCGGGCACTTTCTCGGAGGAAGCTCCGTCACAGGAAGAATGGACGAAGCTCCGTGATCTGGTTAAAGCAACTGCTGTAGAGCACGCTCTGTTGAACCGGGAGGAGAAAAAGGCCGTAAAAAAGCCGGGGCTCTTCGGAGCGGGGATAGCCGGAGACAGAGTGTTGGAGGGAAACGAGGAAGCCCTACGAATTTTTCAGCGCTGACTGAAGAGCAGAAGAAGATGTGGGCGGGAACTATGTGGACGGCTGGTCAGAAGTCTTCGCTTCTGGGTAAGTTCCAAGGAAAATCAGCCAGTCTCCTCATCATAGACGATCCAATTAAAGCCTAAACACCTAGCCCTCTTTACGAGGGCTAGCTTTAAGTGCTACTATCGTAGTCCGAAGTCCCTATGCGACAGTTAGGGAGGCGAGCTAAGAGCCCACACTTGCAGTCGCTTCGTTGGTGCGAGATTCCAACAAACTAAATCTTTTAATCAAGCAAGGAGTACTCGCATGGCGAATACAAACTTTGCGGCGCTAACAGACGAAGCAAAAACCATCTGGTCGATGGATATGTGGAAGCACGCCCGCAATCACTCATTTATGAATCAGTTCACTGGAACAGGCAGTAATGCCATGATCCAGCGTATTACTGAACTGAAAAAGACCGAAAAGGGCGCGAGAGCGGTAATTACATTACTCTCCGATCTGGAAGGCGACGGCATCGCAGGTGATCGTACGCTGGAAGGTAACGAGGAAGCAATGAAGTCCTATGACAAAGTCATTAGGATTGATCAGCTTCGTCACGCGAATAAAAACGAAGGCCGCATGGCCGATCAAAAATCAATCGTCGAGTTCCGTGGCAATAGCCGCGACAAGCTCGCTTATTGGTTGGCAGATCGCCTTGACCAAATGGCATTTCTAACTCTGGGTGGTTTCTCTTACACCCTGAAGCCAGATGGTACTACCCGTGTGGGTTCCGACCTTCCTTACCTCGAGTTTGCAGCTGATGTAGTAGCCCCTACCGCGCTTAGGCGTTGTCAGTGGGATGCAACCACTGGTTTGAATGTTGGTGGTGCAACTACTGATATCGTTTCTGACGATAAAATCACCTGGGAAACCTTGGTACGTATGCGCGAACTGGCTAAAAACCAGTATGTTCGTGGTCTGCGTCCTGAAGGCGGACTCGATGAAATGTTCCATGTATTCATGACGCCTACTTGTATGGCGAACTTGAAGATGGACAACGACTACATGTTGAATCTCCGTCACTCAACTGCTGCTGGTGTTAATAGCAAGCTGTTCGGTGGTGGCTCTGTCAACGTCGATGGACTGGCGATTCACGAATTCCGTCATGTACCACATAGTTCCCTTTGGGGTTCTGGTGCAGTATCGGGTTCAACAGTTCTGATGTGTGGTGCTCAAGCTTTGGCTTTTGCCGATATCGGTAACCCGATTTGGGTTGAGAAAGAGTTTGATTATGACAATCAGCCTGCGATCTCCGTTCAGAAAATGATGGGCTTCCTGAAGCCTCAATTTAACAGCATCTATGCAAGCAACACCGTACAGGATCACGGCGTTATCACTTGCTACGTTGCAGATTAAAGGAGACTGATAATGGCTATTACTAAAAATACAGCTCGTCAGTGGCCTCTGACTGCTATTGTAGATATTACTGCGGCTATGATTCCGGCTGTAGCTGCTTACGAGGCAATTGATTTGCCTGGTGGCGCTACTGTTATCGGCGGTGTGCTTGAAGTTATCACTGTCGATGCCGGTGGCGGCACGATTGCAGTTGCAGTTGGTGCTGACGTTTTGTTAGCAGCTACAGCAACGTCTAGTGCGATCCAGACGAATTTTACACAATCGTCTGCTGAAACAACCGCTCCAGATACTGTGGACGTTACAGTTGCAACAGCCGTGCTGACTACTTTTGTAGGTCGTCTTATCGTTACGTATGTTCTTGACGGTAGATCTAACGAAGTACAGCCGGTCTCGGCCTAAGCTATAATCACAGGGGGCAACCGCCCCCTGTGATCACTTAATTAAAGGAAACTGAGCCATGCCATTAATGAAACTAGCAAAGAACAGAGTTTATGCCAGCACACTAGGACACGTTATCCGCTTCGTAAAAGACGAACCAGTGTTTGTGCACCCTATTATGCTGAAAGAATGCGGCGCTATTGGCGCTGTCGTAGTCCCAGGTAAAGGAAAAAAACCTAAAAAAATAGTAGTGCGTAGCGAAGATGAAGCTATTGCAGATATGAACAAAATTGTAAATACGGCTAAAGAGGCGGAGGGCCTTCCGGAATCTCCGGCGCAGCCAGTCGCTCCTGTTGACCGTATGGAAATGATTCTTTCTTGTGTTAGGGCGCTCATAGAGCGTAATGGACGCGGTGACTTTACTGCTGCAGGCATTCCGAATCTTAATGTCCTGGGCAAAAAAACTGGCTTCCGAGTAGACAAGAACGAGTTGAAAGAAGCTATGGCCACGATAAATGACCCCGAATGACCTGCTCGAATTATTCCGACTAGAAACGGATGATCTGTTTGAACCATATCTATGGTCGGACAAAGAGTTTTTCATTTATCTTAACGAAGCCCAGGATAAATTTGTGCGGGAGATGGGTGGCTTTGCGGACCGTCGTTCTGCTATAACTCGTGTTAAATACAAAATTGGTGATCAGTTCAGACCCTACGACCCACGGATCTTAAGGATCCGTGGTGCTCAGGACGAAACTAACAAGTTCATCGGTATTGAAAACCTCGACAGTATAGGCTCTCCTACAACTGATGATTACGGCGCTCGATCGAACGCCGGTCTGGACGACGGTTTGACTGGTCCGATCCAGTTTCTTATCACTGACATCGATAATAACGATATGCAGCTATACCCTCTTCCAGACCACGATGGAACCTTGCAGTTGTTTGTGCAGCGGCTTCCGATAACCCCGATAGAAGATGGCGACAGTATTTTTGAGCTTAAAGACATATACCACTTGGATCTGCTGTCGTGGGTGAAGTATCGTGCCTACATGAAACAAGATGTCGAAACCTTTGATGGTACGAAAGCAGCTTCTTTCCGTAATATGTTCACAGATGCAGCTAAGAGCGCGACGAAAGAAAAAGCTAGTCGTGAAGATCGTAAACGAACAGTTAAATTTAGTTGGTAACTATGTCTGACACGAAAAATGTACCTATAACAATTAAGCAAGGCGCTACCTTTATCAAGAAATTTAATTGGTACGGCGGCGGCAAGGTTGTTAAAGAGATTGACGATGTTACAACTGGTTGCCCTACCAGGGTAACAGTGGCTGCGCACGGACTGCCCGCAGGTGCGGATACTCCAGTTTATATAGAAGATGTCAAAGGTGCCCGTAGCTTAAATAGTAAGGGTAAGGAAGTTATAGCGACGTACGTCGATGCTAGTAACTTCGATGTAGATACCGGTACCCGTGGCGAAACCTATACTGCTGGAACTGGATGTGTACATTATTTTGCGCCTAAGACCTTAACTGGTTGGATCGCACGTATGGATATCCGTGAAGATATAGACGATGCGACACCTTTGGTAGCGCTTACTTCGGCCGGTGGTGATATAGTTATAAATACAACGACAGCAGAGATTCAGATTACTATTACTGCGACAGTTACTGCTGCGTTAGACTTCGAAGAAGGAGTCTATGATCTGGAGCTGGAAGACAGTTCGGGTAATGTTACCCGTTTAACCGAGGGTGTCGTCACCTTCATAAAAGAAGTTACTCGACCATAACAGGAGATTGAAAGATGGCTTTGGACACAACAATTCAGCAGCAGCTCGCAGCTAATATGCTAGACGAGATTACTGCTTTACTTGACGCAGGTACTCTCGGTGCGCTTATCGAAGTACGCGTTGGTGCACCTACTGCTACGACAGAAGAGGCGGATACGGGAGCGATTTTGGCACACCTCGTGTGCAGCACAACTTCGTTCCCACCAGCTACCGCCGCCGCTACCGCGACGATGGCAGCGAGCGCTATTACCTCAGATACGTCAGCCCCCGCTACTGGCCAGGCCGGTCACTTTACGGCTGGTGATTCCAGTACTACGGATGTCATGGCGAATAAGGTAATTAACGGCACAGCAGGCGTAGGTGCTTCGTTTGATTTGAATTTTGATGATGACATGATTGTAACTGGCGGGACCGTTGCCATTACAGGGTGGACGATCAATATGCCTACAAACTAATAGGGGAGTAATCTCCTATGGCTGATACCAAGATCAGCGCTGATTCGAATCTAGCGTCCCCAGCTTCTGGGGACCTGATTCCTATTGTCGACATTGATGTCGCAGATTCTCTAAAGAATAAGACCGTTACCTGGTCTCAGATCCAGACTGCGTTCGATCTTTCTACATTGCCTGATGGTACAGGGTTGGTTACTTCTGTCGATGAAGTGATCTACCTCGATGCCGGGGTGCAGAAGCGCAAGCGGTTTGCAGAGATCGGTCTGTCAGAGTTCCTACAGGATGGGGGCTTCGCATTATCGAGCCATAACCATACTTCCCTTACCAGTGTGACCAGTATTTACGGCACGACAATGCAAGCGGGTTATAATTCATCCACTTGTATTGACTATAACCTAACTACATTCGATGTAGTGTTCGGTGGTCTTGTTGATTTTAGATTCTCGGACGGTGGTGCATTCCTAGCAAACGGAAAAATAACCTCATACTCCGGAACGATAACCTCCGATAGAAAACTCAAAAAAGACTTTACTCAAATAGAAGACGCCGTAGTCAAAGTAAAACAACTCACTGGCTATGAGTACACAATGCGAAAGACTGATCAACGATCAGCGGGCTTGGTTGCACAAGACGTACAAAAAATACTGCCTCAAGCGGTAGAAACTGAAAAAGACCTGCAAACGGACGAGCCATATCTAACCCTTAATTACAACGCAGTTATCGGGCTCCTGGTAGAGTCGATCAAGGAGCTAACTGCGCGAGTAGAGGAGCTGGAAAATGACCGTCACAACCGGGCCTGAAATCTCAATCACCGACTTAACCACCGAGTTGAATCTGACAGCGACAAATGAAGCCTCGATGGATGATGCCATTATCGGGAATATGATCGACTCCGCTGTTTGGACGTCCGGAGGAGAACACGAACTTGATGATTGGTACGGGGCCATTAATGGCATTGGGTACCTGGGATTCTGGGGAACTACCACGTATACCAAGACGGATGTTTCCGTCGGTCCAAACTACTCAGAAGTACAATTAAGTGTTAACGACAATGGGCTGTTCTCCATAAATTTGTATGAAGATGGTGATCTAACATTAACGACACAAGAAGCCTGGAACGATGGTGATTGGGACGCAACAGCCTATACCGGCTACCAGGTAAAGTGGACAAAAGTTTCCGGGGCTGATCCGGATAATACCAATATGACGGTTAATACTTGGTACACTCTGACCGCCCAATTTATTTATGTAAGAGCCACAACGGATACAAACGTAAATGGTGTTTATGACGTTACGATTAGGCAGTCCGGTGATGTCTGGTCAGAGGTTGTACAGAGATTCGATTTCACCGCTGATTACACGGTACCAATATCGATTGGCGGCGATTGGCCCGTAGCCTGTGGAAACTGGCCTGACTATTTTGGGGCATCGAATGGTACAGCGTATTGGGACTTTCGCTCTACTGGAGAAATGTATGCGGAAGGAAACGGCTCGACGTTGTATGATTACCTCAACCAAATTGCTGCTGGCAACGGGGATGATTTTTGGGTTAAACATGTTAAATCATCAGGAGATAGTTTCAATTATGGTAATGCGCAGACGGATGATAACTATTACCAACTGAATGCTACGAGAACTTTCGGGCACTCGGTTGTTTCCAGTGGGGCTAGAACATGGACCGGAACGGTCTATATAGCTGAAGATGCCAGTGGAACCGGGGCCGTTAGTAAAGCTTGTTCGCTAGTGGCCGAGAAAATTTAGAGGAGAAAGACATATGGCTATTGAACTAACAACACCAGTGCCAATTCCGGATACTACTTTCCAGGGTATTACCAAAATAGACTTCCACTTCCCGCATTTTAAAGATACGGGTGAGGTTATGAAGTTGAACAAGCCAGATATCGTTGCGGTCTTTACCGTAACGACCTGGACGGGTGATGGTACCGTATTATCAGAGGCTCGCCACAAAGCAGATTTTCCCGATTGGCCTGCCAACTTCACGATCGATGTACAATCAGTCTATTCGCGGATTGAACAGTACGCGGAGTCACAGGGCTTTATCGGCGCTGGAACACCTGAGAGTATTTAAAAATGCCTTGCAATGGCAACAGTACAGGGCACTGTTGTTGGCTGGAAGGTAATGTCTGTGACCATCTCGAAGAGGACACAATGCCTGGACGAAAGTGGGTGTGCGGATTACGGAGAAAGCTAGGTAACTGGGACCTGGTTCTGGCGTCACCAGAGTACAAGACTGATGTAGCACCGAAATTGAATCCAGGTATTAATTGCAAGGACTGGCCTGATAAGCCGTTAACCAAATGCTTCGAGTGCGGTTTTGCTGTAAAGTCTTCAGATAAAGGCAATCGATGGGGTACTGATAATGACAATTGAGTATCTAGTACCCGGTGCGGCGGCGACAACAACCACCACGCAGATACTTGCAACGAATACCTATACCCTGATAGATGATGGGGCCACGAACGGGCTTGTAACTGACGCTGATGGTTCCGTCAATGATACCAATATAAATGACACTTCGGCGGCTGGCACTGACGCGATATGGGCGTTGGCTGATCTCGCTGCATTTGGTGCTTTAAACGGGGCAACTTTCAGAGTCAGAGCGCGGACAGTCAATCCCGGCTCGGGCGACACATATACATACACATTTGCGCTCGCTATTGGCGGCGACACGATCAACATAACTTGGTCTAACGCTGATGAAAATGCAGGGTTTGCGAACAGGACAGCAGACCTTTCAGGTGAAGCTGGTTATCCGTACACCGAAGCACAATTCAACGCCGCCACAGTAACACTTACCCAGAGTGCTTATCTCAAAGACAAAGGGCCAGATGGCTTTTATCTGGACGTTGATGCGCTTGAACTTGAGGTAGATTACGCGCCAACATTCACGGGTACAATTACCCAAACTCTTGGCTCTATAAACCAGTCCATGACTGGCGTTGTTCATGACATAGGTGTTATTAACCAGACGATATCAGCCGTGTCGCAGATCATGTCTGGTATTGTCCATACAATAGGTAACATTACCCAGCTGTTACCCAGGATCACTCAGTCCGGAGCCGGTGAGCATGATCCTCCGGTGTTCTCTGGTGTTGCTACACAAACCCTGCCTTCTGTAACCCAAGCGGGGACTGCTGAGTTTCTTGCAGCAGATAACAACCGTTCAGGCGTAATCATTCAGACCTTACCGACTCTCACACAGTCAGGGACTGCTAGTGCCCCATCTACGGGGGCGATTACTCAGACCTTGCCCTCTATAACCCAGAGCATGACAGGTAGAGTCTGGGACATAGGTCAGATAAACCAGACTCTACCTGCTATTACTCAGTCGGGTACTGCTAGTGCTCCATCTACAGGTGTAGCCACACAGACCTTAGGCTCCATTACTCAATCTAGTGCAGGTACCTACGATCCGAAGGACGTAACCAGCGTTGCGATCCAGACACTGCCGTCTATTACTCAGACCTTAGCAGGGATCGTCTGGGATATAGGGGAAATAACGCAGACCCTGCCGTCTATAAACCAGGTTGCTACAGGTACCCACGTAGCACCAGTTAGATCAGCTGTTGGTATACAGACTCTTTCGGCTGTAACTCAAAACCTGGCTGGCACCGTATGGGACATAGGGGTTATAACCCAGACGCTACCCGCTATTACTCAGTCAGGTACGGCCACTCACGAAGTACCTGTATTTAGTGGCGTAATTACTCAGGTTCTATCTTCTATTACTCAGTCTGGTACAGCTACATGGCTCGAGGGTACTGATACTGGTGCGGGCGCTCAGGTATTACCGTCTATCAATCAGGTCCTGGCGGGCACGTTCGTTCCGCTCATGACTAATGTAGAGGCTGTTGGTACGCAGACACTACCGGCTATTACTCAGTCTGCTACTGCTACGAACGTATGGCCACAAGGGGTTGCAGTACAAACCTTAGGCTCAGTTAATCAATCAGGAGCGGGTACACACGTCGCTCCCGTGTTCTCGGGTGTTGCGACCCAGACTTTCCAACATTCTCCTTATGTTACGACGGGTAAAGAGATCGAAGCCGATTTTACGGGGCTTGATTCTTTTACCAGAAATGAATTGTGGACAGGTGGAAATGCTCAGAAGCTAACTTTCGCAGCGCATATGCGCGTACCGGTAAGTGCTGCGAGTTCAAATGTTGTATTCACCACCAATGCGTATTCCCTGTACTGGACTTTCCAATGGTGGTTCGGCGGGGCGACCCAGAACAAGTTTAGCTTCACCACCGCCAACGATAATACTAACGATTATGCTCAAGTCCAAACAGCGGGCAAAGATGTCCACGGACTAGAAATAGGCGACTGGTTCACCTTGTTTTACAGCATAGATTGGAGTGCTGTAGGTGCCCCGACAGTTAATGTCTATGTCCAGAAGAAGGGTAGTTCGACCGTCACCGACATCTACTCTGGTGCAACTTTCATTAACGAAGATGATGGCCCGGTTACCCTCTTATTCGATGATACGCAAGGCGGTGCTGCAGTAGGTAAACACGCCTTTTATGGCTCTGAAACGGGAGTATTCGAAGTATCCGAATACTTCATGACCAATGAGTACGTTGATTGGTCAGATCCAGCGGAACGACTGAAGTTCACTGATGTTAATGGCCGTCCAGTTGGTCTCGGTCCGACTGGTGCAGCTCTTACTGGTACACAGGCTAAGATTTATGCTCCTGATGGTGACCTGACCAACAATCTTGGCTCCGGTGGTAACTGGACTGAAGAAGGGACGATCGATAACAGCTCTACTTCACCCTCTGACGGTGCTGTAGTTAGTAGTTGGTTGAACCAATCAGCTACAGCCAAATACTGGGATTTCGAGGCTACTGGTACGCAGACTCTACCATCTATTACTCAGTCTGGTACAGGCCAATACTGGGATAACGGAGGGCCGATAACTACTACCTTACCAGGACTTAACCAGGCTCTAACTGGTACATGGCTCGAAGGCACTGATACTGGAGTTACTGGCCAGACCCTACTTCCAATTAGCCAGGCTTTAACAGGTTGGTATTGGCCAGGGACGAAGGTAGGTACTACGACACAGACCTTACAACCCGTTTCTCAGGTAGTAACAGGTATTTCCTGGGAAGGTATCGATACTGGAGTTATTACTCAGACCCTACCTTCCATTACTCAGTCTGGTACAGCAGAGTTTGCGCCTGGGACTAGTACTGGTGTTATTACTCAGACTCTTAGCTCTGTTGCCCAGTTTGGAACGGCTGAGTTTGACAGAATATATACAGCCTCTGCCTCACAGACTTTACCGAGTATCACGCAAACAAGTGCAGGTACCTTCGGACCGGGAATTACCACCAGTCTGGGTTTCATACTGACACTTCCTGCTATTACGCAGAGCATGGTTGGTAAAGGTTCGAAAGTCGCAACAAGTGCGCAGACGCTTCCGGCTATTACTCAGAGCTTAACTGGTACCTTCGATCCAGGTACCAAGACTGCGTCATGTACGCAGACCCTACCTTCTATAAATCAGGCTCTTATAGGTAGCCGAACTCGTGTCGGTGTCGTTACTCAGACGTTAGGAGTTCTAAGCCAAACTCTTAGTGGTGAATATGCTCCAGGTATAACTACCGGCATTATCACCCAAACGCTCCCAGCTATTACCCAAGTTGCGATAGGTACATGGGATACGGGCACTGATACTGGTGTTATAACGCAGACTTTATCTTCTATTACTCAGACAGGTTCGAGCTTCTTCTTTATACCGCTCAGTTTCGATCCTCTTGTCTGGGAGCAACCCGAAGTTGAACAGCTTGTATACCAGCAGGAAGCAGAGCAGTTTACATACGAGCAGACAACTGAAGAGCTTGTTTGGGAAGTAGTCACAGAAGAATTAGTCTACGAGGTCGAAGAAGACGAGTTCCTATATGGTAATGACCATTTGACGGGGGACTAGGCCGTGGCTAATAGGTTCCTCAGAGAAGACGGTACTTATATCCTCAGAGAGGATGGCGGTTATCTACTGAGAGAATACCAGTATCTCTCTGGTGTAATTACTCAGACCCTCCCGTCTATAAACCAGTCTGGTACAGCTACGCACTTAGCGTTGTATGAGGGGGTTATTACTCAGACACTGCCGTCTATCAACCAGTCTGGTTCAGCTACCCATGTAGCCCCTATATTTAGTGGTGTTATTACCCAAACGCTGCCCGCTATTACTCAGAGCATTTCAGGCAAGGTCTGGGACATAGGCGCTATAACTCAGACACTGCCCTTCCTTGCACAATCAGGTGCAGCAACGCATGTAGCTCCGATATTCTCAGGTGTAATTACTCATACCTTACCTTCTGTTACCCAGTCTGCTACGGGCGAGGTAACTAACGAAAAAGCAGGGGTTATCGTTCAGACCCTGCCTACTATTACCCAGAGCATGACAGGTATTGTCTGGGACATAGGTGTAATTACTCAGACTCTATCGCCGATTACTCAGAGCATGTCAGGGGATGTTTGGAAGATAGGTGTAATTACCCAGACCCTCCAGCCTATAAATCAGTCTGGTGCTGCTACACATGTAGCTCCAGTGTTCTCTGGTGTAATTACTCAGACCTTACCTTCTATTACTCAGTCTCTAACGGGTACATGGGCCCCAGGTACTGATACAGGCATAATCGTACAAACGCTATCTCCTATTACTCAGTCTGGTACAGCTAGTACTCCACGCACTGGTGCTATAACTCAGACCTTAGGTGCGCTTAACCAGTCTGCGGCGGCTACAAACATCTGGCCCAGAGGCTCGATCACTCAGACGTTGCAGTTCATTACCCAAACTGGTACAGCCATCGCGCCATCTACAGGTGCTATAACAACTAATTTAGGTCCGATAACAAGCGCGCTTACCGGCACAAACATATGGCCACAAGGGGCTATCACACAGACCTTAGGTGCTATTACTCAGTCTGGTACGGCCACTTATGACGCCGGTACTAAAACAGGTGTTGGTATACAGACCCTGCCATCGATTACACAGTCTGGTACTGCGACGTTCGTTGATGCGGGTAGTACTGAATGTACGCCTCTGGATGCTATTGTCAGCTCCAGTGACTACGGTACCCCTAGCTATCTTGATCTGGACGACGATCCAGATTCCCCAGACGGTAACTGGACTGTCTGGGACGGTAACGGTGACGCAGACCTGCTGGCCTCGTTCCCTACCCCCTCTGCAGCTCCGTTAACAGGGGCGGACAAACAAGAATTTAAGATCCTCCTACGGAAAAATGCTACTGGTAACGATCCTGGCTATACCATCCACCTATATGAAAGTGGGTCAGCTACTTCTCCAACACATAGTGTTTCCGGAACACTGACTGACGCTGGTGGAGATACAGTTGTAACCCTTACATGGGATGCGGGAGACCTCGCTACAGCCTCGGGAGCTAATGTCCAGCTATGGATGGAGCAAACCAGTGGTGGTACTGGTGGCGGACGACGCGGTGTAGAAATAGGTGCTATCCAGTGGTGCGCGAACATACCCAGTATTGTGTTCTGGGGGGCTACTACTCAGACCCTGCCGTCTATTAACCAGTCTGGGAACGCAACGTTCGCTCCGGGGACTAGTACTGGTGTTATAACGCAGACCTTAGGTGCGATAACACAGTCCGGAGACGCGGAATTTGTTCAGGCATTAGACAAGACGGGGGTTATAACCCAAGCCCTACCTTCTGTAACACAAGCCGCTACAGGTATCGTTTGGGATACGGGCGTTATAACGCAGACCCTATCGTCTATCAACCAGTCTGCTACTGGCACCCACGAGGCACCTGTATTTAGCGGTGTTACTACTCAAGCGCTATCTGCTGTAACTCAATCTCTCACGGGTATTGTTTGGGACACAGGCCAGATAAACCAGATTCTGTCGCCCATCAACCAGTCACTAACTGGTACTTTCGAAGTTCCTGTATTCAGTGGTGTAATTACTCAGTCTCTATCTTCTATTACTCAGTCTGCTGCAGGTATCGTCTGGGACATCGGCCAGATAAACCAGACACTGTCGTCTATTACGCAGTCTGGTACAGCTACCCATGTAGCGCCTATATCCAGTGGTGTTATTACACAAAGTCTGCTGACGATAACACAGGCATTAACAGGAATCGTCTGGGATACTGGTGTAATTACTCAGACTCTACCGTCTATCACACAATCGGGCGTAGCTACTCATGAGGCACCCGTATTCAGTGGTGTTATAGCGCAGGCTCTCCCATCTGTAACCCAGGCGATGACGGGTACTGTTTGGGATATTGGTCAGATAAACCAGACGCTCTCGCCTGTTACGCAGTCTGGTGTAGCTACTTACGAAGCCCCAGTGTTCAGCGGGATTATTACCCAAACACTGGGTTCGATCACCCAGTCTGGTACAGCTAGTGCTCCGTCTACTGGCGCTATAACTCAGACTCTATCGTCGATCACCCAGTCTGGTACAGGTATCGTCCATGACATAGGAGCTATCAACCAGACACTGCCTGCCATTACACAGACCTTAGCTGGAACGTTCGCACCAGGAACTAGCACTGGTTCGATCACCCAGACCTTACAGCCAGTAGCTCAGTCTGGTACAGCGGAGTTCACAGCTGGTGTAGAAGCTGTTGGCAATCAGACACTGGGGTCTATTACTCAGTCTGGTACAGCGGAGTTCGCACCAGGAACCAGTACAGCGTCCATCACGCAGACCCTATCGTCTATCAACCAGTCTCTGGCGGGCAGTGCACCGTCCACAGGGGTTGTAACCCAAACACTACAACCAGTTACTCAGTCTGCTGCTGGCACCCATGAAGCCCCTGTATTTAGTGGTGCAATTACGCAGACACTACAACCTGTTGCTCAGTCCTTA